GCGTCGTTGCTCTCCTCGGCGTCCCAGCTCTGGCCGATGTCGCCGTAGATGCGCAGCTCGGCGCGGGTCGGCCCCTTGGCCTTGATCTCATACCTCGGCATCGTCGTCCTCGGTGTCTGGCGTGTCGGTCGGCGCCGGCTCGTTCATCGGCGCCGCCGGCTTGAACGGATCCTTGGCGCGCTCGGCATCGACCTGCGTCGGGTCGCGGCCGAAGCGCCGGATGATGGCCTGGCGGCTGTCCCAGCCGTAGTCCTGGTCGATCTGCGCCGCCTGGCGGTCCTTCGTCGGATCGATGGTCGGCATCGCCGGCCCCTCGATTCGCACCGCGTACAGCGAGGCCGGGTCCGCCTTGCGCAGGTCACGCGCCGGCAGCCGGCCCTCGGCCAGCGCCAGGCGCAGCGGCTCGCGGTACAGCAACGGAAAGGCGAAGTCGCGCACGAACTGCGCGCGGTCCTCGGTGATCAAGTCCCAGACGTGGATCCACTCGGTGCGCTGCGCGGCATAGGCGCGGTCGAACACGAAGGCGATCCAGGAGAACGCCACGCGGCAGGCGGCGGCGATCTGCCGCAATTCCTGGTTGACGAACTCGACGGCGTTCTGGTTCGGGTGGGACGGCGCGTGGAAGTTCAGCCCCTCGCCCTGCTTGAGCCAGTCGATCAGTTGCAGGTCTGAAAGATCGACGTCTGCCCGGGCCGCGACTTCGGCGGCGTTCGGGTCGTAGTCGTGGTCGCGGTTGATCGAGGCGAACAGGTTGGCCGAGGCGCGGGCGGCCCGGCGGTGTGAGTCCTGGTACTTCGACACGCCGTCGATGCGGAAGATGACGGCGTGGAACAGTGTCACACCGCGGGTGGCGTCGAGCTCCTCCTGGCGCCGCAGATGCACCATCTGGTCAGCCGCGATCGGGGCCGGCGTGTAACTTGAGTTGTAGTACGGGAACAGATTCGGCGACGGAATGTACGGATAGACCCAGTAGCGCAGCGCCTTGCCCCACTCGTCGCGCTCGATGCCCATCGTCGCGCGGCTGTCGCCGAGGAAGGCGTAGGGGACCAGCTCCGAGCGGATCAGTTGCACCTGGTAGCCGATCCGGTCGGGTGTCCGGCCGCGGTACACCTTGCGGCCAAACATCTCGCCGGCGGTGTCCCAGTCACGCCAGGTGACGCGCTCGATCTCGGCCCGCGCCAGCTCGCCGGTGACGTCGGCGGCCTCGGCCCAGCGGTTCAGCGTGTCGCTGATGGCGGCGTTGAGGCCGGTCAGCAGGCTGCCCTTGCGGTCGACCACCATCGGCTCGTAGCGCAGGCCCTCGCCGATGCCCTTGTTCACGCGGGCGTCGAGGATCGACTTGGCGATGCTGGAGTTCTTGGCCAGATCCCGCGCCCAGTCCCGCAGCCGCTGGCCGGCGGCGTAAATCTCGGCGTCGGCCGCCTCGGAGACCGGCGGGATGGTGTGGAAGTCGCTGGAGTAGCCGGCGTCGTACCGGGCGCGAATCGGCACCACGCTCACAGCGCCGACCCGCCTTTGAACACGACGCGGCGGAAGCTGGAGGCGGACGACCCGGCAGACAGCCGCAGCAGGGAGGCGCGCTCCTTGCGCAGCTCGGCGAAGTTGTGGCGAACCTGCCGGTCGCCGAGCACAACGGACTCGGGGCCAGCCAGGATCGTGTCGATCGCGGCGATGCGCTCGGCGTAGGTAGACGTACTCACGCTGGCAGTTTTGGTGCTGCCGCGTGTTATTTCAGGCACGGCTGCGACAACTTGCGTGCGTCAGCGGATCAGCGAGCGGCGAACCCGCAGCAGCCGGTAAACGGTGCTCGGGTGGATGTCCAAAATCCGGGCCGCCTTGCGCGGCTGGTACGGTGCCGCCTCGTGGACGATGTCCGGCGTCAGGGTCGCCCGGCTCGGGATAGTCAGGCGCAGCCCGCGCAGCTCGCGCCGCACCACGCGATCGATGGCGGCGGCGACCTCAGGCCCCAGCTCGCGCTCGACCACCTCGAGGACGGCCCGCCAGCTCATCGGATCAGCGGCCTGGCGACGCGCCGCGGCGGTGCGGCCGGCGGTGGCACCCGGGTCGGCTGCGGCATGGCGGGATCCGGGGCGCGCGGCACGCCATCCGGGTGCAGCAGCTTGAGCGCGGCGTAAGCGTAAATCCTGCAGTCCAACGCTTCGTTTCGGGGTCGCAGTTTCACCCACTCGCGCACGCCGTTGGCGCGCGGCATCAGTTGCTCGGCGGTGAGCTGCGCGAACCACTCCTCGTCCCGACCGACCGGGACGTGGACGTACCCCGGCCCCGGCTTCGTGACCTTGGCGATGCGCCGGTACAGGGTCAGCTTCGCCTCGTCGACGCCGACCACGAACGGTCGGAACTTCCCCTTCGCCGCGATCGCCGCGACTCGCTTGGCGCGTCGCAGGCCGGACTCGACCACAGGCCGCGCGCCGGCCATGCCCTTCAGCGGCCAGACGTACTGGCCCCGCTGGGTCGCGCAGAACTCGTAGACACGGCGGATCAGGTAGCCGGTGTCGAGCCCGGTGGCGGCAACGCCGAACGGTTGCCCGTCGGCGCGGCGCCAAGTCGTGGCGAGATACTCGCCCAGATCGCGCCAGACGTCCGGTTCGGACGGCACGCCAGGCAAAACCTCATAGGCGATCGACCAGGATTCTTCGCCGGCTCCCCAGCCGACCACCTCGACCTCGAGCCGATCGCCTTGCACGTCGACCCCGGCCGTCAGCACCGCCACGCCATCGGGGACGTCGGCGCCATAGTCCTCGGCCCGCGCCCGCAGCCCGCCGGTGTCGGCGCGCTCGCCGACCTCCTCGAACGGCAGGCCGAGGCTGGTGTTCCACCAGACGCGGTGCGTCTCGGGGTCGCCCTTGGCCGCCTCGTAATCGGTTGCCACCTCGCCCAGCGCCCGCCACGGCGAGTAGAGCTCCGACAGGTGGAACCCGGCCACGCCGGTGAACGGCGCCGTCGGCCGCCAGATTCCCCGCAGGATCGACTTCAGGCGATCCCCCTCCGTCCATGCCGCCCCGCACTGCACGCAGGCGTAGGCAGCCTCCCGCGGCGCCTCAGGCGGATAGACGACCCGCTCCCACTCCAGGGTCTGTTCGTGGCCGCAGTGCTGGCACGGGATGAAATACCGGCGCTGGTCGGACTGCCCATAGGCCAGCTCGATGCGGCTCGACCCCTTCACGGTCGGCGTGCTGGTCAGCACGACAACCCGATTCCACCAGGTTGCGCTGCGCTTGATGGCCAGCGACACCGGGTCGCCTTCCGACCCGGCCGACGGCGGGTAGCGGTCGACCTCGTCGCACAGCACGACCCGGATCGGCCGGGACGCCAGGCTCGCCGGACTGTTCGCGCCGGCCAGCGTGACGTGCCCACCGGGGAATCGTTTGTGCAGGGTGGTGTTCCCACTGTCCCTGGCGCGCGGATCGGCGATCTTGCCGCGCAGCGCCGGCGTGTCGCGCAGCATCGGCGCCAGCCGGTCCTTCGAGAAGCTCTCGGCCATCTCGACCGTCGGCTGCAGCATCAGGATCGGGCTGGGATCCTGGTCCACGAAGTAGCCGACGACGTTAAGCAGGATCTCGGACTTGCCGACCTGCGCGCTGGTCATCGCCACGACCTGCCGCACGCTTGGGTCGCACACCGCGTCCATGATTCCGCGTTGATACTCGGCGCGGCTCGTCAGCCACCGCCCCGCCTCCAGGCTCGCCTCCGCCGACAGCCTCCGCTCCTGGTCCGCCCACGCCGAGACCGTCAGGTCCGGCGGTGGCCGCAGCACCATCAGCGCCGGCCGCAGGCAGCCCGTCAGATCGGGACAGTTCGTCCAGGGACTCGGCGACAAGGCGGCGCAGGACATGCTCGACCTCCGCTATGCCGCCGGCAGCGACGCACAACGGCGCGGCCTTGACCGGCAGCGCCAGCAGCCTGGCCCGAAACACGCCGAGCGCCGCCTGCCAGTCGGCGAGCACCGCCTCGCGCTGGACAAGCGAACCGCGCAGCCGGTCGCGCTCGAGCTCACGCAGGTCGGCCAGCATCTCCTCCTTGCGCGCCTTGGCCTCGGCAAACCGCTTCTGCGTGCCGGTGCGCTTGCCGGTGGGGCCGCCGGCCCCTGGTCTGGCGCCTCCATGTCCGTCCACATTGTCAGTCGCTATCGGTGTTCAAGTTTTAATAGCCTGGCGCTAGGCAAACATCGGGGGGCCAATTACCCGAGAAGGGGACTTGGACGAAGGACCCGTCACCGCAATCCCTCGCGGCCGAACTTGGCAGCGATCTCAGCGAACTTGCGCGCGAAGGTCGGCGCGAGTTCACGCTTGGCCACCCGATCACCGACGTCGTAGAACGGGAAGCGCGGCCGGTACTGTGGGCGCTTCGGCGTGAAGTACAGGACGGGCGTGATGTTCTTGCCGAACAGGTCAGCCGAGTACACGCCGGGCTTGAGCTTGCCGCGGGGCTGGCTCAGGGCGAACAGCCGAAAGCCTTGGCGCATCAGCGTGCGGCGCCGCTTGGCGTCGAAGCCAGGCCCCATGCCGCCGGTCCTGGACTCAAAGCCACTGATGCGCTGTGCCCGCAGTTGACTGAGCAACTGGCGCAAGAAGCCGCTTGGCACGTTGCCGTACTGGTCGAGCGGTGCGCCTGCGCCGGGCATGGCGAACCAGCCTTTTGGCAAGGCGCCGACGTACTGCAGGGACTTCTCGAATGCCTTCCAGCCGCGCGGGGTTCCGGTGATCTGGGGGAACAGCCAGCGGATCGGCGGGGTGTCTCCCGTCTGGTCCTTGATCCACACGAAGGCGGTCATGCTGTCCTTCGTGGCGGGCTTGAAGAACACGCTGTTGCGAGTGCGCGGGGTTGGCCTATCGAACACGCGGTCGATCTCGCGGCGTTCGGCGTCCTTGATCTTTTTACCGACTTCGTTGACCGCAGCTCGGGCAGCATAGGGGATGGCTTTCTTCTCGATGTCCGAAAGAAAGCGGCGGGCGGGTTTGAAATCAGCCTTGATCGTCAGCACTGCACGCTCTCCCAGAACTGCGCCCGGCGTTGCACGCTGCCCGGCCTCGGGTCGCGCTGGTAGCCGTAGAACACCTCGCGGTGGTTGGCGTCGCACAGCGACGAGCTGTTCGGCACGATCACCTTGACGCCGGCCTCCTCGATCTTGGCGATCCAGTAGGCGACGTTCGGGTGGCCGTCCTCGACCACTTTCCCCGAGCTGTGTGACACGAAGTCCATCCCCCACAGGTAGATCTCCTCGACGCCGATCCAGGCGGCGTAGAGCAACGCAAACGGCATCGAATTGACGAACCAGTCGGTGCGCGCGGTGCGAAACGTCCGCGTCGCCCAGTCCATGACCTCGGCGACCGGGTAGGCCAGGACGTGAGGTGGCCAGCCGGCGAGATTGTCCGAGGTGATGATCGGTCGGTCGTGCTGCCACAGGCGCTTGCCGTAGGTCGGGAACTGCTCGGCCTCGGTGGTGATGTTGTCCATGACGAACAGCAGGTCGTGCGGCACCGAGCCGAACACGGCGCGGTTCACGGTCCAAATTTCGTCGCGCTCGGTCAGCAGGGGCGGCGTTTCCGGCGTCAGCCACATCCACACGAACTCGCGGCCGGACGGCCCGAGCCCGACCAGGTGGACGGACTTCGGTAATCTCGGGTCGGCCACGCGCACGCCGAGCCGGGTGGTCGTGGGATGTTGCCAAGTCACCAGTTGAACTCCTCGATGGCGCCGTTGAACCCCTCGACGGCGAACGGCGGCAGATGGCCTGCCAATGCGGTGATGTCGCCACTGTCCCAACGCAACGGCGGCAGCGGCAGTCGGTGGTTGCGGACGATCGCGCTGACGTTGTAGCCGTAGGTTTTCACCCGCGCCTCGCGGCAGTCGAGACCGGCGAGCGCCAGGCGGTACAGCAGCAGCCCGGTGTTCCAGAGCGACACATGGCCGCCGACGATGTTGTGCTTCGCCGGCGGGACGGTGATAGCGATGATGCCGCCGTCCCTGCAGTCGCCGATCAGCTTGGCCAAAAACAGGCCGACGTCGGGCTGGTGCTCGAGGACGTGGCTGCACCAGACGAGGTCGTGCGGCGTGAACGCCTGCTG